GTTTACCCACATGTTTGATACTCTGGTGCTCAAAATGGTGAAAGAGGATATCCTCGAAACACTTAATTACAATGAGCGCCATGAGTTGGCCATTGTCTCCGTCCGCGATCAGCAATCTCGGCGCTTTACCGGGCGGCATGTTTTCTGCTTTAATGCTAGCACTGAAACGAATGGACGGGTTTGTCTTGCACATCAAATTGTTGTACGCGTTATCAAACCTCGATTGACTCCATTTTTTCGATTTCAACATATCAATGCTAACGTTCTCTTGCGCCCAGCGCTGTATATTCTTAACTGACCACGGCCCATTCTGACTAATGGCTCTGCTGACTAACGAACCAATTGCCAACGCATCATCTTCATTACCTTCATAAGGTAAATGTTTGTCAACGATGCGCTCTTGTATGGCTCGTTTTATTTCCGTGCTCGTATTCGCATATACATTGGGTGCCCGAGTGATAGGTCCGATCAATGCACCGCGAATCTGTGGAGCATGGTCACCTGTGGTGACACCAATTATACCAACGAGACCATTACGCTCTATAGTATGATCCTTCGTGGTTTCCATACGCAATGCGGCTTCATCTGCATCTCTACTGATTTTGAAGCCATCATTTGAACGCTTGCAATCCTTATCAACTGGTTTATCTTCAACCTCATTCACAGTTTTATCGGTCGTCTTAATAGATTTATTCTCAACTGCTTTATCGGTCATCTCAGTTGATGTATCGTTGCTTGTTTTTCCATTTTCATGCTCATCATATTTTGGACGTTTCGTATCCTTATGCGGCTTCTCCTCATACATCGTAATCTTAGGTTCAACTTCAGACTCATCTGATTCATTGTGACCAGTGATACGTTCCAATATGACAATATCGTGACTGCCAAGAACTCCGCAACAAGATTCGGTGTTGTTACGTGCAAGATACATCTGCACGCCCCACACTCCAAAATGGCGCATAGCCACATCCATCTCAATTCCACTTGGCCAAAACGTTTCAGCCGACATCTCCATTGATGAGTCATGGTGTGAATCCCGTGCACAAGAAGCGAGATTGCTCATACCAATATGAAACAACCGCGAAAACTCTTCTTCAGTGTAACGAAGTTCCACACGTTCAAGCGGACGATTAGGATTAACACAAGCTTTCAAATCGTCAATGCATTTACCGATACGCCCGAAAATGCCAGGCTGTTTCACAACAGTGATTTTCCAGTCACAGTCTTTACGTTTCGCAACGCAACGAAGTAGACGGGCGTCATGTTCGGTAGGCGCTCCAGACCGACGTGTGTCTGGGCGTGCAAACATTCCGAAGAATGGGATTAATGTAGCTAGTCCCGTAAGACCACCTGGGAATCCACTCCAGGCAAATTGTTCCGTATCCGACACAAAGGTGGTACCCTTGAG